TATTAATATATTCTGAGAAAAAAAACTTACTTAAAGTTTGATCGCGTATATCAAATACAACCAACCAACAATGTCCACTATGATTCAGCGTTATGAGCAATTTGATCCCTCCACCGTCGTTCTCTCCAACATGAAGAAGAACAAGAATGGTGGGAAGACCGTATACATTAACGCGCAAGGCAACAAGAAGCTTTACCTTCAGCTTCCTTTCATGAGATCTCCCTTCGGCCTGAGTGCTTTCACTGACGAGGCTACTAACAAAACTTCTTATTCACTCGATCTTTCCTTCGATCGCGACAACGAGGATGCCGTTTCTCTCATGGAGAAGCTGACGCAGCTCGACCAGACGATCCTCGAGACTGTCGCCAAGAACTCTAAGGAGTGGCTCGGCAAGGCGTACAACATCGATGTCATTCGCGAGGCGCTTTACAAGCCCCTCGTTCGCCCTGGCAAGGATGACTACCCTTCCACGCTCAAGCTTAAGGTCATGACCAAGCCTACCGGTGAGTTCCTCGCCGAGGCGTATGATATGCAGCAGAAGGCGATGACCGTTGACGGTATTGAGAAGGGTCAGCGATGCATGTGTATCGTTGACTTCAACCAGATCTGGTTTATCGACAACAAGTTTGGAGTGAGTGTACGCCTTTCTCAGGTTCTCTGCGAGAAGTCTCAGAAGCTTCCTTCTTTCGCCTTCCAGGGTGTCGAGGGGCTTGCTGGCTCTGGTAGTGAGGACGATGCCTCTGTGGACGAGGATGAGTGTGAAATTGATGAGTAATTAAAGCTTTGAAAACAAATAAAAATATGAAACTTGAGAATCAACTCATCGACCGCCTTAATATTGGTAAAAGTCGATACGGACATGGTGTTCGAGTAGATTCAGATACGACGAAGTGGGGTACTCCCGCTAATTCGTGGGTAGAAATGGCACGTGAAGAGTTATTAGATGCTATTATTTACATAGTAGCTGATTACATTCGCAATCACGAGGATCCACGTGTCATTTCTGAGCCGGACGATAACGAACGTATTTTGGAATACGCGAATAACATAGAACGTATAAAAAATCCTTCACATAAATTACAAGTCTGGAATCTTACTAACTTACTACACTCTCAACTCTTCACAGGCGATCAACGAACATTCTAATTTTGTCGTAATCATCGTCGCATCCGTACACGGATTGCGTAAAAAACATCGTCATCTCAGCCATCCTATACGACAAGTGTGTATCACGATACTTGTCGTATATATCAGCTAGTTCAGGAGTATTGTCGTCACACCACTCGATAATATCTCGATCGGTCATGTCACGATGGAGCCCCCACTCAATAAATTCCATAACTTCTTCGGTCATTTCCATTTTTATTTACATTTCACTTTATTCACACCAACTTAGGTTTATCTTGCCTTTTTCGCAGCTTTCTTCGCAGCTTTATCAGCCCGTCTCGCATTCGCTTTAGCGATTGCAGCTTCAGTCATTCCTGTTTTTCTAAACGTGTTATTCCTTTGCTGCGCCATTCTACCTCCCAGTCTTCCAGCCGCTCCAGCGGCATTACGAGCAGCGACGCGCCGTTCTGCATTAGTCATTGGTTTATCAAGTTTCTTTTTAGCAGCAGCAGCTTGCACACCCAGCTCCATTGCCGATGGACCCTGTGCAGGTTTCATCTGAGAAGCCATACGCGCAGGTCGAATTATCTTATTCTTTGTGATGTTCCTGAGAGAAGGTTTCGCGCGTTTTAACGTCATGTTAAATGCGGCACTGGACTTAGTGTTCTTCGGCATCTTATTATTCGAGAACGTGGGGTTGTTAATTATTGTAGTCATCTTATTCAGGCTAGCCTTTATCCGCCGCGCGTTGTATCTGCTTCTAGCCTCTTCTATTTTCTTCTTTATTCTCGCAACGTTCAATATCGCGGCATTTTGATTAGTACCCTTAGTAGACTGTGTTTGATCGATCCGAGGACGCATGACTTCTTTTTTCAGAGCCTGTAAACCACCAAGTGTATACTCCCTTCTAACGTTAGACCCTTCGTTCATGAGCAGCTTCTTTTTGAGTTCGAATTTGTCGTCGAACATCTTTTTTAACTTCGCTCGCTTTTCAGTCGTATCGCCTTCCTCGTCCACCCTCTTTTTCCAGTCTCTTTCATAGTCGCCGTATTCGACACGTTTACCACTGAAACCGGGAATCTTCTGACCGGCCATCACGTTTACACCCGAAATGTGCTTTTTCAGGATTTCTTTGCCCACGCTACTACGCGTCTGCGCACCCTTGAACGTGGCTTGAATTTTAGTCGCGGCTTTATTGCGTTTCAATTTTTCTAAGTGGTTCTTGAACATCTTATCCACACCCTGAATAGTGCTCATATTCATCGCGGTATTGGCTTGTCGAGTCCGGATTTTCTTTTCATTTTCATCTATCAGACCTTCGTTATGCGCCTTATTCACTTTCATTTTAAAAGCGTTGCGCGCATTACTGAGTGCTTTTCCCTCTGCGTTCTTCACCCTTTCTATGGCACCTGATACTAGTCCTCGTACAGCCTTTTTCCTATGAAAATTAACCATCACGTTTAATTCACCTTTGATGTTCTCCAGCGATTTACCCTTTCTATACTGTTCTCGTACTAGGTCTTTCCTAATCGGCCAGCCTAAATTATTTGCCATAATCGCGTTGTATTTGGAAAATAGGTTTTCAAGATCTTTTGTCTTCGCGGCGGCTTGTTTCTTTTCTAACGCGATACGTTGAGCAGTCGCAGCCTTATTCGCCTCGGCGTTGCGTGCATTCTGATTTTTCCTGTTTTTGTTTGCCTTTGCACGCGCTGCTCGTATAGCTTCACCTTTCGCCTTGGCATTCGCGATCTTTTCCTGTTTCGCTTTCTCCGCTTTCTCACGCGCCAGGCGATTCGCGTTTTCTTTCGCTTTCTTACGATTCGCCTTAAATTGTGCCAGTGTTCGTGCAGCATTCGCGTTCGCTTTAGCCTTACCCGCAGTAATTATCCGCTTTCTAAGATTCTCCACACCGTTTAACGTGACCCGGTTGATGTTTCTAGTAAAGTTCACCTCTTTGTTACTGGCCAGTTTTCTTAATTCGTTTTGAGCGTTCCTCTTTTTCTGGAGAGCTATTTTCATTCTATTCGCAACGACAGCACCCTTCATAGCCGCTTGCTTATTCTCTTCAGCCTTTCTCTGAAGCTCATTCTTTTCGTTTGCAGCCTTCATGAGTGCCTCGGCCTTTTCCGTCGCAGCTCTCTTAATATTTTCTTCGGCATTTTTCAGTTTCTTCTCGAGAGCAGCCTTTTTTGCAGCAGATTGAAATCTACCGGCTGCGAGTGCCTTACGAGCCGCGTTCGCTTCGGTCTTTGCCTTATTCCTATTAGCCGCAGCCGTGGCGACCGCCTTATTTTTCTCCTCAGTAATCTCGTTCAATTTAGCCTTGTTGTTCGCATTTTTCTTAGCTTTTAGTTCTGCCGCTATCGTACCTATACGATTTCCCTTTTCGAACCTCTTCGTTAAAATCATACGCTGGTTCATAGAAACGTTATAGTTATTGAGAAGCGTTTCAAATGCACGTCTACGTTTAGCGGAAGCTTTAGCCTTCTCTGCTGCAATAGCGTTTCGCTTCCCTTTGTAGACAGCCAATAAAGCAGCCTTCTTATTAGCCTTGGCAGCCGTGTTCGCTTCTAAAAGAGCCTTCGCCTTGTTGTTCGCAGCATTTTTTAAATCTTGTCTTGCCTGGTTGAGATTAGCCTGTGCCTTAGCTTTCTCACTCGCAGACTCCGCCTCGTTGAGACGCCTCTGTGCGATTTTAGCGTTTTTGACTGCCTGTTCCTGTTCAAGCTTCGCTTTTGCAAGAGCATTTGCCTTATTAGCCTTGGCTTTCGCGAGGGCATTTCTCTTCCCTTTGTAGACAGCCAATAAAGCAGCCTTCTTATTAGCCTTGGCAGCTGTGTTCGCTTCTAAAAGAGCCTTCGCCTTGTTGTTCGCAGCCTTCGCGAGTGCCTCGTTGCGCTCCTCTTTAGCCTTTGTGAGCGCTTGAGTCTTATTCGCCTCCGCTGCATTAATCTTTGCCTGAGCTGCATTAAGCTTTGCTTGAGCTGCAGCCATTTCTTCCGCCGTGTTAGCCATAGCCTTTGCCTTAGCAGCTTCTTCAGCTTCCTTCACAGCCGTAGCCTTTTCAGCTGCTGCGGCGGTGATCGCATTTTCCTTTTCACGACGAATCTTATTCATCTCTTCTCGTCGTTCCTTTTCAATCTGATTGAGTCTTGCTTTTTCTGCTTGCGCTTTTGCATTAGCCGCCACCTTAATTTTATTTTCGAGAGCGAGTACCTTAGGAGCACCATTCGCCTTCACGTTATTCATCGTGAGTGCGTTGATATTTTTCTTGAAATTTAACCCCGCCTCGGCGGCTTTCCTCGAGAGTTCGATCTTCTTGGCGATGAGTTCTGCATTTTGGACGACGGTGACGGGCTTCTTCTTGATTTCTTCTTCAAGTTCCTTGATCTTGTTGTTCGCGGCATTTATACGGTTTTGTAAATTCTTACGATTACCGTTCGAAAACTGGTTACTAAATGCAGTCTTCACGGCCGCGAGTTCTTTCTCCAACTCTTTACGTTCATCTTGTAAACTCTTTATAGAAGATTCCGCGTTTGCAATTTCCGCATCCTTCTTTTTACGGAATTCCGGGGAACCGACGTTAGCATTATTAAGTAAACCTCTATCGTTTGTAAGACCTTTTATTTTATTCAATATTTTAAGGGCTCCCATTCTCGTTCGTTCGTTCGTCGCGGTGGGATCCCCATCCCTTTCTTTTATCAGTTTATTCAATAAAGCCTGATCCGGGAAGTTAAATCCCGCCTTTTCGCGAGATAGTCTAGACAACTCCTTGGTCTTTATCTTCTTCTCGAGAGAATCTACATTACGCTGGGCATCTTTTCGAATCGTATTTGCCGTGGTGGCTATAGATTTCTGTGCGGCGGCTTTGATCTTTTCTTGAGCCTTAATCTTTCCATCAACCGCGCTAATCTTTCTCTGAATTTCCTTAATCTTAGCGGGGTCACCGCCCGCTTTCATCTCGTTAAGTTCCTTCTTCAGCTTATCACGGTTCCTGACGGCATTGTTCAATGATGCGACGCGTATACGTAACCGTCTTCGCAAATTGGCGGTGCGTACATTCATTTCACCCGTGTGTAACTTTTCTTTAGCGAGTTCCTGTCGAGCCTTAGCCGCTTCGTTAGCCTTTTTACGCGAATTAGTCGCACGTTTATTGAGTTCAACTTCGAGAAGGTGCTTATTATTTTGTATCTTGGTCACTTCGTTGATCGCCATTCTCTTTTCGCGTTCAGCCTGAGAAATAGCATTCTTCGCTAACCTAGCTTCTCTCAGACGTAATCGAGATTGCACCGCTTTTTGATGTGAAACCTGTCTCTGTGTATTACGTTTCATCTGCGCTAACTTCATCTCTGTGTTAAGTTTAGTTGTCGAAGTGTTGGTGCTCCCTCTAAAAAGTCGACCGAAAAATCCTGGTTTCTTTTCATTAGGCTCACGTCGGTTGCCCTCGCGTCGATTGTCCTCACGTCGATTGTTACGTAAACTCTTAATACGATCCCTGTGTCTATTACGAATCGCGTTATTCACAGACTTTGGACGTGTTTCGTTGGGTCGAGCGCCGTTATTACGCCTGGCACTGTTAATGTTCCGGTTCCGGTTCCCGTTCCCGTTCCCGTTCCCGTTCCCGTTCCCGTTCCCGTTCCCGTTCCCGTTCCGGTTCACGTTCCGGTTCACGTTCCGGTTCACGTTCCGGTCCTGGTTCACGTTCCGGTTCTGGTTCTGGTTGCGAACCGTGTTGGCGAAAAGGTTAGGAGATCTGGTTGTGGAAACCATTCTCGTTCCGGGTAACAGTATAGGTTCGCGCACACTAGTACTCGCTAATCGTCGACCAATAGCATCCTTTAATTCGGATATGGTCTTATCGGTATTCACGAGACCAACCTTCTTAGCGAGTCTTTTCACGACCGCAGAAGTCACGTTGGATTTATACAGCGTTTCGTAATCCTTTTGGGTAAGCGGTGATTTAGGATCTAAAAGAAAACGCTTATCTCTCGTAAGCACGAGAGGAGGCATGGGCAAGTTCCCCTTATCAGCCTCTCGGGTGATGTCACACATTCGTTCACGGGGGACGTCGACCGTGTGCCCTGTGTGAAGCTTGATGAGCTTCCTGATATTCTTGGTTTTCGCATCAGGATCACAAACGTCCATCTTGTTATAGTCATATAAAATAATATAACAAGTGGGATTACTGGTTGAAACCGTGTAAAAACATACGTAATTTATCATCATAAGACATGTTGAATTTAAAGAGGTTAAACTCACCCGTGTTCACTGGTATTGTTTTGTACTTTGATGGGTCATACGTATTGATTCTAAAATCAAGTATACGGTTCATAAATGCACCTATATATTCCGTGATCGATGATATCTTTTCTATATAACGTGGTTCGTTACGTAAAATAAAGGATATGATTTTATGATGTGGTTTATTAAAAAATGGTTCTAGTGGCATCACGTCTTTTGTACCCCCGTCTAGATACATATTTCCCTTGTACGGCTTTGTAGCGGCGATGAAAGGTATAGATATACTCATACATATAGCATCTATCACATACATATCCGGGTGCGAATCCACGGAGAAGTATTCCGTTCTTCCCCTGTTTAGATTAAACGCCGCTATGTAGAATTTTTTCTTTAATTCTGAAAACGTTGGATTGCAGCCGTACATCTCTTCTAAACCATTTCGGACAGCCTCGACGTCTATGAGACCATAGTTTTTTAACAATGATCGCAATTTATATTTTGCAAGCCCTTCTATATCCAGACTCAATAACTTTTCAAATGCATCATCTAATGATACTTCCAAGGCTAAAAACATGCCTATTAAAGCGCCAGCTGATGCACCGGAGATCTCTTTGATATTTTTTAATTCATTTTCATATTTTTTTAACCGGCCCATGAAAGCAAAAAGACCCATAGACGCTGGGCCTATCACAAGATATTCCATATCGCATCACTTAATAGAACTTAGGAAATTGCTTTCGTAAAAGAGCGAACACAAGCGCGAAAACGATGGTGTGAACCAGGACCGCGGTCTGGGAAGTCTTACCAGACATGAAGGTGCCGGGAGGGATGGTAAGAAGCATACCGGGGCTGAGCGCCATGAAGAGTGTGGTGGTCACGAGAAGATCGTTCTGGGTAAGAACGAGACCCATAGCCTTCGCGATAAGCGAGTACACGAGGAAGAAGACGAGACCGTGGAAAAAGACAGACGCCCTGTCGGTACCGGCGTTCTTGAACGAAATCTTCACACCGTTGGTCTTGAGCAGCATACCGGGGCTGAGTGCGAGGAAAAGAACAGCGGGAATGGCTACCTTCTGGGAGGTAAGTAAGGGGAGCATTTAATATATACGCATAATATTTTTCGCGAATGACAAGAAATGGTCAAATGATGCACCCTTCATCATCTGTTCATGAATTCCATTTTCACGGACATTCCTGATCAGGTGTTTCCATACATGAATTAAACGTTCTTCATACCACCTCGTTTGCTCCTGATATTCCCAGGTAACACGTCCAATGGTATCATGTTCTGTGTAACAAAATTCAACAAAGTCACAAAATTTACCCGAATGCTGAATGTGTGCATCATAAAGCAGGGTATTAATAGTATTCCACATATGATGAAGTTCGTCTGAGTATTCCAATTCCCAGTCTTCTATCGTATGTTCATAGTCGTTGTCAAAATGCTCATTGTCGCTTTCATAATCGGCGTCATTCCCTGTAGTCGCTTCGTAGACGTACTGATTCCAAACCATTATTCAGAAGTCTTCTTTTTGAGTCCAGTTACGGAGATGGTGGAGGTTTCTTTTGTTGGTAAACTCTCGACGATAACCTTTAAGGCAGTTTCCGCCTGCTGATCGTTTCCGTCGAAAAACACGGCAAGTCCTTCTCTGATTGTGTCCTTATTAAGGCCAACCTTTCGAACGCTCTTCTTGACAGTGATTTTACCCGTCTTGGTATTGATGACGTCGAGGCCGTTATCTACCATTAACTTTTTGATGTGTAACTTAAGTGCCTTTTCTGCTTGAGAAAGGACTTTGATATCGGATCTTGCTTCTTTAATCTGCTGATTCAGTTCAACCAGTTTAGAGACGCTGCTCGTGAGATCGTCGGCTTGAATGTTAGACATATACTAAATAAAGACTAATTACCTTTAAGTTGATTTAGATTAAGGCACGCTGCATGGTGTCGGGAGCGATAGTAGAGTTGTTCCAGGTGAAAGCATCCTTGGGATTAGGGGGCTCAGCACGGATGGATTGGTTAGCGTTACGAAGGGCACCGCCAGTGGTCTCGGGAATACCGATTTGGCCACGGGGCTCAAGGAAAGACTGGCCAGCGAGGATATCCTCGGGGGCGAACTCACCGAACTCCTCCTGAGAGGCAACCTCACGGGGGAGGAGGGAAGAGGCGAGGCCGGTGCCTGCCCTCATCTCACAAGAATCGGCGGCGGTGGGCTCGGGGCCTGGGGCAGCACCCGCGA